GCCTGGTGGGACGATAGACATAGCTGGGCGGTGGCTGGTGCGGCATCCGGCGTCGGGGGAGCGGTTTTAGCCGGCTGGGACGGGGCACCGACAAGGCCAAGAGCAACCAAGCGGTCATGGGTTGAAACGCTGTCAACAGGGTATTTTGAGCAGCTGCTAGGCAGTCGTGGCAAACTAAGAAGTAAGCCGCACACCAAAAAGAATGAAATGGCTGGCAAGCTCAGGGCAATATATGGTGTCGACCCAGACCACTACCTGGTCACATCATATGTGGCTGAGGTTGAACGTGCTGGCCTCCAAGCCAATTTGGGGCTAGGCTTGCGGGGCTCAAGTGCTGCAAACCTTATCCAGAGCAGGTGGTCACGATTGCAGGAGCCGGGAGTGTATGGAAACAGCTGGGACTATTCTGACTTCAACAAGCAGCACGCGATAGATGACCTAGCGGAATATTACCGCCAGGTTTTGAAGCGAGTTTGCACAAGTGATGAACTGGGCCAGCAATATCTTCGCCCACTACAATGGATATTGGAATCCCTGCAAGATATCAAGTATTTTGACCCTGCCACTGACAGCTGGTACACACCAGAGAGGGGGTTGCCGAGCGGTATTGTAACAACCACACTAGGCAACACTGTGCTTAATTTCGCCAAAATTGGTGCGGTCAACAATGAACTTAGTAGATGTGGCATCAGGCAGCCACTATCTGTGGAGGCCCACGGAGATGATGTCATGATGACCCATATAGACGGTCCTTCAGCATACGTCTGGCAGCGGGCAGCACTAGACATGAACCTTGAGGCGCAGTTATCAAAATGCAAAGTTGTTAAAGGAACTGCTGAGTTCCTGCGAATGACATATAACCGCATGGGGTGCTATGGGCAACCTGCGCGTGCAATGGCGTCTTGGGCGCTGGGCAACTGGGACAACCCCGGAGCGGCTTGGGATATAGCCCAGGTGGAGGCCGTCCAAACACAAGGGCAGATACTCGTTAGCAGAGGGTTTCGGCAAGAGGCGATAGATAGCATGGTGGTTGAAACATGTTTGGCCGGTACACGGGGCAACGTCCCGCAGGAGACCGTCAAAAAGTTCCTGTCGGGCGAAAAGATTGATGTTGACAGTGGAACTGGTTATAGGGCGGCTGACGCGGTGGCAGCTGCTGTGCGACTGGGGTGCCATCTAAGAGGCTCGGCAGCACAGGCTGAAATATTACGACGCCGATTTGGGCGGGGGGAGGAACTCGATATCCGCCGCACAGCCCGGGCTGCCCGAATACTGGCAGCATCGACAATACCAACAGAGATAGCCGTCAGGCCAGCGGAGAGAAGGAAAATAATCCAAGGGATTGAGGGTAATGCCGTCCAGTTGGGCCTATTTGCAAACACAATGACTCATGCCAGTAGGGGTATGGAGATGATCGACTCGAAGCGTGACAATACTGCAGACCAGGTTGGCGTTGTAGCTGAGGTCCTTGGAA